CGCAATGGCGGGTGACACAATTGAAATGGCGGAAAATTCATTATTAATGATTCACAACCCATTTGCACAAACGGGTGGTGACGCCAATGAATTAAGAAAAACGGCAAACATTCTTGACAAAATAAGAAACGAAATTGCGGACATATATGCGTCAAGATCAAAACACGACGCGGAACATTATATTAATTTAATGGACGTGGAATCGTGGTTTAATTCAAAAGAATCTTTGGAATTGGGTTTAATTAATGGAATAACACAATCCATTGATATTAAAAACGAATATGATATTTCAAAATTTACAAATATCACAACGGAAAAAATCAATCAAGTAATTAACAATAAAAATAATTTAGTTATGGCGGAAAATACGCAAAATGAAGTTGTTGAAAATAACAACGAAAATCCAACGAACGACGCAAGTTTAATTGGAAAAATCAAATCAATGTTAGGTGTTAACCCAACAAACGAACATGAAGAAGGACACGACGAAAGTGTTGCCGAAGAAACGGATTGGGCGAAAACTTATGAAGAAATGAAAGATAAGGTTGACAATTTAGAAAAGGCGGTTCACAAAATTGAAGTGGCAATGGGAATGAAGGAAGAAGAAATTGAAAACAAGTCAAAAGAATTGGAAAAAGCAAATGCGGAAATCCAAAACAAGACGGAAGAAATTGCAAAATTAAAAGCAACAAAAACGGACGTTGTTGCAAAAAATGAAGAAACAAAAGTTGGTTCAGACAAAACAGTTGACCCAAACATGGCATTTTTCAACGCAATGGTTAAATCAATTCAACGAATAGCATAGTAATAAAAAAAAGTAATTAATTAAAAAAAGAATAAAATTATGAGCAACGTAGCATTAGACAACATTTCGGCGTCATATTCGGGCGCGAATTTTAATGAATTGTTTTTAGAACCGATTTTTAGGGATTCGGATTTAATGCAATTTAGAGTTATCCCAAATGTAAAGCACAAAATGAACCTTTACACGGCGGACGCATTATCATGTATCGTGAAAAAATACACGGGTTGTGGTGACGCGGAATCGGGTGATTTCAACGTAAATGACAAAGTAATAACGGCGGGACGCATGAGGGTTGCCGTTTCACAATGTCAAAAGGAATTTTTTGGGACATATCTTGAAGAATCATTTAGAAACGGAATCAACGTTTTCAATTTAGAAGGAACGGCATTAATGGACACAATTTTAGCAAACGTAAGAAATGGAATTTCAAAAGACGTTGTTAGATTAGCATGGTGGGGTGATACAAGTGCGTCGGGCGATAGTGCGTCGTGTTACGATTCTTTAGACGGTTGGTGGAAACTATTAAAAGCGGACACGGACGTTAACGGAAGAAAAACAACAATCGCAAATTCCGGAACATTTGCAACGGGTGACGGAATAAAGGCATTACGTGAAATGTGGACGGCGTCACCAAGTGCATTACAAGGTGTTGAAACAAATCAAAAAGCGTTTTACGTTACAAGATCAATTTATGATGATTATTTAACGTCATTAGAAGATTTAGGAAATGCGGAAGGATTTTCACAATTAGTTGACGGAAGTGTAAAAGTATATTTTAGAGGTGTTGAAGTAATTCCAATGTATAGTTGGGACACGGCAATTTCACAATTATCAGTTGCGGACGACAATTGCGCGGTTTATTGTGCAAAACAAAACATGGCGGTTGGAACGGACACAAATGATTTTGAAGGTGAAATGAAAATGTTTTATGACGATTTAACGGAAAAAGTTTACGTTAGAGCATATTTCAAATTGGGTGTTCAATTTTTACATTCATCAATGGTTCAAATAGGTTATTAATAATAAAAAAGAAATAAGATATGGCAATTACATCAGGACATAACGTAGTTTGTTGCGACAGAAACAGACGTGGCGGATTAAAAACAATATGGTTAGCAAATACCGACGAAATTTCTTCATTTACATTAGATGCAACGGCGGGTTCACACGGTTACACGGACGTGACAATGGACACACCGGGAACGGATAAGTTTTATAAATGGGAATTTGATAGAGGAACGGCGGGTTTTTCGGCAAATGCGTCCCGTGAAAACGGTTCAACATTAATTGAGGTTTCATTAGAATTTTACATTCCTAAAGTTACGGGAGAAGTAAATTATGATTTAATGGAATTAGTTACATCATGTGGAATCACATGTTGCGTTGAATCTTATGCGGACGATTGTGAAGACCCGGCGGTTACTTATAAATTCATTTTGGGTTGGGATCAAATTTTTGAAGAAACGGCATACATGGAATTTACAACGGGTGACCAAACAACGGGAATTGCGTTACAAGACGCAAACGGAACGGCAATAACATTGACAACACAACAAGGCGAATACCCAAGAGCATTCACGGGTGACACAACAAGTGCGCCATTTGTTTAATAGTTAGGTTAACAATTTGTTGTTTTTCCCAATTTTGGGATTTAATTCAAGATTGGGAACATTCATTGCGGGTGTTCCCAATTTTTTTGAATAAAATTAGTATTTTTACATATAATAAAAAATAATTTCATTATGGCACAATATAAGTTAAACAAAGCAACGGCGGGTTCGACATCATTTAGATTTGGGGGTGTTAAGTATAGCACCAAAACAGTTACACAAAAAGTATTAAAACAATTACATAAAGACGGATTTCATGCCGTTGAAAAAGTAGAAACAAAAAAACCAATTATAAATGACACGAAAAAAGAAGACGACAACGCAAACGATTAATAAAGTTGCAAAAAAAGTTGGTTTTACAAAATTTGACGTTTTTAATGTTGGTGTTAATCCCAAAATTCGTGAAAATGTTAATTTAAAAACTATCCGAACACCATTCATTCCGTTTGGTGACGATAATTTATTTCCGCAATATCTTGCAGAAGTAAAAAGACAATCACCAACACACCGTGCAATTTTAGGTCAAAAAAAGATTTTAAGTATTGGAAAACAATTCCATTCCGAAGACGACGCGGTTCAAAATTTTATTAATGACGTAAATTCAGACGGTCAATCAATGCGTGAAGTTTACGGACGTTTAATGGACGATTATTATTCGTTTGGAAACGCATATTTGCAAATTGTTAAATATGAAGGTGGAATTAATTTGTTTCATATAGACGCAACAAAATGTCGTATTTCTAAAAATCAAGACCATATTTATATTCACCCGGATTGGGCGAAATATGGAACATCAAAAGACGACACCGTTATTGTTTCAACATATCCACAATTTGAAAACAACACATCAATCGTTCATTTTAAAGATTACGAACCAACATTTAATTATTATGGTTTGCCGGATTTTGTTGGTGCATTGGAAGGTTGGTTACAAATTGATTGGCAATTGCAAACATACAATCATGCAAAATTTAAAAACAATTTCACACCAAGTGCAATCGTTGAAATTAATGGTGATATGGGTGAACAAGAAGCCGAAAAATTAGTTAAAGACGCACAACAAAAATGGACGGGAAAAGACAATAATTCAAAAATTTTATTTCTTGTTAAAAATGGTGACACGTCACCGGCAAACGTAACGGTTTTATCGGATAATTCGGACGGTTCATTTATGGATTTACAAAAACTAACGTCACAAAACATAATCACCGCACACCGTTGGCAACCGGCAATGTCGGGAATTGTAAGTGCGGGAAAATTAACCAACACCGGAAATGAAATCCGTGTTGCGTGGGAAATGGTTATGGGAACAATAATTAAAGACGTTGAAGAATTATTGTTTAATAAAATAACACAAATAATAAAAGAACACACGTTGTTGCACATTGACGATTTCCAAATTATATATGAACCACCGGTTTCAATGGTTTCGGATATTATTCCAAAAGAAGTGTTGACAATAAACGAACAACGTGAATTATTGGGTTATGAATCGACGGAAGGCGGTGACACAATGTTAACGATAAAAAAAACAATTTAATATGGCGGTAACAAATAATTATTTAGGATATGACCCGTTGATTTCGGCGAATGAAGTTATATCGTTGGCGTTTACAAATCAAAACACCGACCCAACATTGATTTCAAACAATTTAATTCAAATGTCGGAATTGGCACATTTAAAATTGCCATTGGGTGACGATTTTTATTTGCATTTAAAAGAATTATATGATTCCGGATCAAGTGCAACACCAACAACCGAAGAAAACAATTTTATGTCACAATGGTTAAAACCGTGTTTTGCGTGGTTTGTTAGATTTGAAGTAATAAATGAAATTCAAGACAATTCAACGTCGTCGGGAATAGTTTCCGCAATACCGGAATTTTCAAAAGTAGTAACACCAAAAGAATTGAACGTTTACAAACAAGATACATACAGACGTGGAAACGTAGTGTTACAAGAAATGATTCAATTTTTGAATGACAACGAAACGGATTTTCCAAAATACAAAAACGGTGACGACGTGGACGGTTGCAAGGCGTCACAAAATTTAGTTAGTAAACAACACGGAATGATAATTTATTAAAATATGCCATTACCAACACCAAAAAAAGACGAAACAAAAGACGAATTTGTGTCACGTTGCATTGAAAACAATGTTATGAATGACGAATTTCCAAATATGACACAACGAATTGCCGTGTGTGTTTCACAATGGGATAACAAAGACAAACCGAAAAAAGAAAAAAAAGATAAAAAATATAATGAAATTGAATATGATCACGTTTATAATTTCACGGAAAAAGAAATGAATGAATTACATTCCAACGGTGTTTTGTATGTTACACAACAAGACGAAAACGGAAATGAAATGGTTATTAAATTCACATATAAAACAAACTAAAATTTAAAATATGGCGTCAAATTTACATAAAGACCTAAACGATTCACAATTGCATGTTCCAAAAGGATTTGCAAGTGCGTCAAATGACACAAAATTAACAAAAGATTCGTCGGGAAATTTAGTATGGGCGACGGACACGGCGGGTGGTGTGACACAAATTGTTGCGGGATCAAACATAACAATTTCACCAAGTGGTGGAACGGGTGCGGTAACAATTAATTCAACGGCGTCGGGTGAATCGTGTGGTTTAATGAAAAAAATTGATATGGGTTATTTTGACAATGGAATTCAATTTGGAAGAACCCAACCATATCAAGCAAACTTGAATTTGGCAAATTGTTCGGGTGTTGTTGGAACATCATATGAATTGGAAATTAGTGTGGCATATACAATAAAAGGTGGTAGTTTGGACGGCAACATTGGTGACGTGTGGTGTGCGGTTGAAAGTAACACCGGTCAAATTATAACGCAATCAATTAATTCATTGGGAACACAACCGCGTGATTGTGGGAAATGTGAAGAAAGAACGGGTGTTTGTTATATGTATGGTTTTTGGAAGATTTTATTTCCCGTGACATCAAATCCGATATCAAAGTTGATAATAACATTGGGTTCGGGTTGTGAAGATTACGAAATTACACGTTCATCAGTAACACAAGCGTCATACATCAGTTTAAAAGAATTTTGTTCACCATTATCACCGCAAACGTTTAGTGGCAAAGGTGGTGATGCACCAAAAAAATCATAAAATTATGGATAAAGTCATGGCAATATGCGAAAAAATATGTCCACAAACGTTGACAATCAACGCAATTGCAATTGGCGTTTCAGTTTCAGACGTGGAAATTACATTAAAATTATTGTCATATGCCGTTGCAATTATTTGGACATCAATCAAAGTGATTAAAGAAATAAAAGAATGGAATAAATAATGGCAAAAAAAAACACATTTTCCCATATAACAAAACCAAAAGTTAATCGCAAGGGTGTTCATGCAAAATCAAAAACGTCAAAGTCAAAGACGTCCAAAAACTATAAAAAAAAATATCGTGGTCAAGGTCGTTAACCATTAATTGCGACATAAATTCATAACACATTTTTAATTTTGTCAAATGTCAAAGGATTACACACATTTGATAATTCATTGTTCGGCAACATACGAAGGTGTTGACATACGTCCCGAAACAATACGGGAATGGCATATGGGAAAAAATGGACGTGGTTGGTCACGTGTTGGTTATTCCGACATTATAACAATTGACGGCGCGTTGCATAATACACATTTCGCAAAAGGTTCAAACCCATATGACGACAAAATTGATAACGCGGAAATAACATGGGGTGTTCGTGGAATGAATCAATATGCAAAACATGTGTGTTACATTGGCGGATTAGATAAAAAAACAAAAGAACCCAAAAACACATTAACACCGGAACAAGAAGAAACGTTGGAAATATACGTTAAACATGAAATTTTGCGTCACCCAAAAATTTTAATTGCGGGACACAATCAATTTAGTCGGAAGGCATGTCCGTCGTTTTATGTTCCGGAATATCTTGAAGAATGTTTTGGGATTAATAAAAAAAACTTATATAACAAAAACCCGTTCAAACGTTCGGGTTATTAAAAAATTATAATTATGAAAAAGATTTTAGAAAACATATTAAAACAAATAATTACTTTATTCGACAACATCATGAATTTGATAAATTCATTTTTTGGCGTGTTTAGATCAAAACGCGCATTAATGACAATGATTATCACAATTGCATGGTTTGTTTTCGGTTACATGGGAATCAAAAGCGGTCACAATATGGCGGATTTTTCCGCGTATTTTGTTGCATTATCACCGTTTGTAATTGGTTACATATATGGCGAAACAAAACGTCCGTCGGGTTACAACGACAATTGTGGTGAATGTAAAAATTAACATATTACTTTTTTTATTTATTTTCTTTTTTTCCGGTTGTTGTGCGTTAAAATCACCGGTTAAACGATACGAATGCAAAAAAGCAAAAGCAGAAGAAAAAATTATTGTTTTAACACGTAAGTTTCCGGAATTAATTCAAACACCGGACACAATAAAATTGTTGGACACATTAAGGATTCCCAAAGTTGAGGTTGACACGTCATTTGTTTTTAAACCGGTGCATTTTAACGACACAATAATTATTGAAAAAGAACGAATTAAAATTAAATATATTAAAAAAGATTCGTTGGTTTATTTATCCGGCGAATGTATTGAAGACACAATTTATATTGACCGCGAAATTCCGGTTGAAAAAATTGTTGTAAAACAAATTCCGGTTATCCAAAAGGCAAAAGATTGGTTTTGGATTATAATTATGACCATAATTGGGGGGTTGGTCGTCCGAAAATTAATTAAACGTTATTTGTGGTGACGAAATACAAAAAACAATTTCGTCCACATTGGGAAAATGATTTGCAACCATTAATAACATCATTACGAAGTTTCCCCAAACACATTCAAAAACATTGTTTATCGTTAGCCATTAAAAGCGCAACAACCGGAAATGATATAACATTTGACGAAAACAAAAAAGGCGCAACCGTAACGTCGGCAAAATCCACAAGAATAAAAACAATAAATGATTTAATTGAACAATGTGAAATTGATTTGGACGTTTGGGAAATTGACCGATATGTTGTCAATAAATGGGAAGTTGGATCAAGCGTTGACGGACACATTGTTGTTGAACCATTATTTCAAATAAAAGCATGGTTGAAAAAAAACAAAGACGTTTTTGAATTAAAACAAATTCGGGAACAATTAATTAAAGACGTCAAACAATTTGCACCCAAATATCCAATTATTTCATATGATAAATTTGAAAAGGGACAATTATTAGAAATTACAATTTTTGATTTACATTTTGGAAAATTATGTTGGGGTTTGGAAACCGGTGACAATTACGACACTAAAATTGCACGTAAACGGTTTTTAAACGCGATTTCCGGCATTTTAGCACGTGCGGAAGGTTATGACATCAAAAAGATTTTATTTCCCATTGGAAGTGATTTTTTTAATTCGGATAATTTGAATAATCAAACAACGGCGGGAACACCACAAGACGAGGACGTTAGGTGGCAAAAAACATTTCGTGCGGGACGGCAATTATTAATTGACGGAATTGACATGTTATCACAAATTGCGCCGGTTGACGTTGTTGTGGTTCAAGGAAATCACGATTGGGAACGGACGTTTTATGTTGGTGACGTTTTGGATTGTTGGTATAATAAAAATGAAAACGTTAATGTCAACAACAACCCAACACCCCGAAAACATTATAAATTTGGAAATTGTTTAATTAGTTACACACACGGAAATAATGAAAAAGTAAATGATTTGCCGTTATTAGTTGCAACCGAAGTTCCTAAATTATGGGCGTCCACACAATTTCGGGAAATTCATATTGGTCATTTACATCATAAAAAAGAAATTAAATATATGTCAACGCAAGAACACAAAGGAATGGTTGTCCGTTATATGAGATCATTGAGTGGAACGGACGCGTGGCATAATTTAAAAGGATATAAAGGCGCGGTTCAAGCGTGCGAGGGGTTTATTTGGGACGAAAACGAGGGGTTAATTTGTCAATTTTCCCATAATATCATAAAATAATAAAAAAATTAACAGAAGTAAATAAAACTTTTTTGCATATTTATTAAAAAAAACTTGTAGGAAATGAAAAATTGTTTTATATTTACAACAAGTTTGTAACAATAAGTAAAACAAACACAACAAAAAAAACAAAAAATGAAAAATTTAGTATCTATTGAAAAAAAGAATTTTATCAAAAAAGAATATGTTGAAGAAAAAAACATTATGTGTGAATATGATTTAGTAATGGATTTGTTAGACGATTCATTATTTGAGCAAGGCGACATTAAAGAAATGATTGAGGTTTGCAAATATGTTTTTTCAAATTTATATAATAATTGTATAGGTATAAAAAAAGATAGTCAAGACCTATTTATTAAACAAAATGTTATCGAATCGCACAATGATTGGGTTGAAAATAATTATGCAAACGATTGGGCGTAAATAAATTAATAACGGGCGGTGAAATTCCGCCCACAAAAAAAACTATAAAATGGAATTTAAAATAACAGATTATCAAATGGACGAATTTTCAACAATGTATAAAGTTGAATATAATGGACAAACATATGTTTGCAATTACAATGGCGGATTGCCACGTTTACAACAATGCAAATTAACCGAATCACAAAGAAGTGATTTAAAAGATTTATTGGAAGAATTTTTTCATTTTCAAATGTGCGAAAAATTGACACCAAAACAAATTAAAGAATCAAATTCATATCAACATTTAATGGAAGAATACGAGGGTTATTTTTTTGGCGAAGACACGGACGATTCATCTTTAAAACAAATTTTGATTTTTGACGAAGTGTTACACATTGAAGAATATAAAAGTGGACATTATTCGTTGGTTTTAGGAAATCAAGATTGGTACGAACCAAATTTAAATCCATTGGTTTGTCGTTTATTTACTTATTCAAAATTATACATTTAAAAAAACTGTTATGAAAAAATTATTTAATCAATTCAAATGTTGGGTCTTAAATATAGACCGATATAAAACAATAAAAGAAATCAAATTATCAACAAACATTAAAACAATTCACAAATACGACAATTGGAATAATGTTATTAAAATCGAAACAAAATGTGGAAATTAATTTGGAACACCGATTTATATGAACCGTGTAAAAACACGTTCAAAGAATCCGACACGTTAATTGATTTTTTCCAAAGTGAAAAATTTGGATTTGAATTAAAAGAAAATTACGCATTAACGTTTTGTTTTAAAGACGTTGACAACGATTTTCAAGCCATATCCGATTATGTTGATTTGGAATTAATTGAACAAGCGTTAGAACAAATGAAAGTGGGCGACACATATTATTGGTGTGAACACCCGTTGGGTTGGGATTTTAAAATTATGCGTGAAATTCCATTTGTTAAAATATGAAAGTTTTAGAATTATTTGGTGGTTCTT